CGCCCCGGACTTGCCGTCATAGAGCTTGGCACTGATGGCCGTCGTATAGCCGCCGGTCTTGGTGTAGCCGTGCGTTGCCGTATCGATAACGTAAGGCACGCCGTCGAGCCCCGGACGCACGTTCTGAAACAGCAGCGCGCAGCCGGCGGCGATCGAGGTATCGCCGATCACGGTTACCGATGCAGCCCCCTCGCCGCGCTTCAGTTCCTTGGCTTTTGCCTGGGCGGCTTTGTCTGCTTCCTTCAGGCTGGCATAGGGTTCCGGGATCCTGAACACGCTGTCGCCATCTGCATCGGCGTCCGCCTCGATCTCGACGCGCTCGGCCTTGTCCTTGTCCTGATGATAGGCCACGACCTTGCTGTATTTCGTCCGGTCGTTGGCCTCAAACGAGCACGAGCCCTGCATCAAGATATCGGGCGTGACAACCACCGTGCCGGCAAAGGTGCCGCTGGCCGACTGCGCCGAGCCACGCGCGCTAAAGATCACCTGCTTGCCTTTGATCGAGAACAGCGCGTTGTGCCGTTTGGCCAGGCGTTGCAGGAAGTGGATGTTACTTTCGTCCTGCTGACCGACCCAGTCGAACACGAAACTGCCGATCTCGGGATCTACCGAGGCGGTCATGTCGCTTTCGGCCGCTACTCCGGTAACGATGTCCTTCAGCGTCGTGTCGTCCCAATGACGTTCCTGCCGCGCCTTCAGCTTGCCCGATCGCATGTCAACGGACTTGCCGGAAATCGACATGCTGTAGGGCAGGCATTTCACCGTCACCTTGTCGACCGTGAACTTTCCGAGCGACCGCAGGCTGGCATAACCAAGCTTCACCTCGATCACCGCGCCCTTGCGCGGGATGGCGAGGAAGGCCGGCGGCCCGTCGTTAAGCTCGATGTCGACAGTATCGGACCGCACACCCTCCTTGTCGGTCACCGTCACCGACATCAGCCGTTCATAAAAAGCACCGGCCACCGCCTTGCCGTCGATCGTTACCTCGATTTGCGGGTGCATTGGATCAATCCCAGAGTTTCACGAGGTCTTTGGCGGCAGCCTGAGCAGCGATCGTTGGCAGCACCAGCACCGTTCCGATGGGCAGCAATGGACCGATTGCGGCCAAACCCGGGTTGGCAGCCAGCACCTGTTCGGTCACGTCGCGTGTGCGCCCGTAGAAACGCGAGCAGACGAGATCGACTGTCTCGCCCTGCCGGGTCGTATAAGTGTTCGCCACGGTACATACTCCCGGTCTCGACTCCCCTTCCGGTTGCGGTTACGATCCCGCAACCACTGGGGGAATGATAATGAAACGTTTTGCATTGCCACTGACAATTCTGGCCTGCCTTGCAGCCGCCCTGCCGGCGCAAGCGCGCAACCAACCTTGTTCCGGCAAGAAAGGCGGCATTGCCAGTTGCACCAGCGGCGGAAAATTCCTGTGCCGAGACGGATCGACCAGCGCTTCCAAGCGGCAGTGCACCCGGTAAATTTAGCCGAACAGACTGATCGGCAGCAGCGAGGCGCCCCCGGCGCCATAGCGCTTGAGGCTGATAGAATAGTTGTTTCGCCGCGGGACGCCGAACCGGTCGATATAGCCGCGGTCTTCGCTGACGGCCTGCACGGTAAACATGCCGTGTATAGTACCGAGACTGAGCCCACCGGAGACAAGCATCATCGGCAGGCCGGCGAGTTGGGCGGCAATGATGCCGTCCAGCTGCGACTGCCCGCCGAACTCGACAGGAAACAGCACACCCTTGATTTCCACCTCGTCGGAGGTCGGGCCAGTCCACTGCTGCGGATTGAGCACCTGCGCCACCGGCATATCCACCCAGGGCGTCTGCACACGCCGCCCGACCCCCTCATAGCCAAAGCCGATCGCCTCGAAAGCAAAAGCCCCGAGGATCATGGAAACAGGTCCGGACATGGTTTTCTGATCCTTGCGTGCCGCTGACGGCCGCATTAGGGTTGTGGCACGGCTAGATTGGTGCGGGAGGGAATGGCAGATGGTCAAGAAAATGCTGGTAGCACCAGCGATCGGCGCGCTGCTGTTTTTACCGTCGGCGACAGTGGCGCCGGCGGAAGATGCTGATAAGCTGCCAGACGCCCTCTTCTTCGAATGGGTCGTAGCCAACTGCGACATAAAACATGTTGATCCGATAGCGTTTGCAGCGATCAACATGATTATCAATGGCAGCTCGCCGGACGATGTCCAAAGATTACGCTCGCAACTTCAGACCGACATACGAGCTCGCTTTCCAGAGCCTAAAACGGCGTGCACCGAGGTAAGGGCAATAAAACCGGAGCTTTTTTAATCGCTAAATGATCCTTCCACTGCCGACTTAATGGCATTGGCGGTCCGCTGAGCCATCTTGTCCGCAGCATACGGATCAGATGGAGAAGTGAACGTATTGACCATCTGCAAGTGGACCGTCACAGGCCCCGCCATACCACCCGCCCGCTGAGAAGATCCCGCAGCGGCAGCTTGATACGCTTCATGTGGACTGATCACACCCGATCGACCGGGAGTGAACAACTCCATACCACGTTCGTTGACTTGGTAAGTCCGCCCGGCAACAACTGGGCCACCGCTTGCTCGCGCACCGTCGACTGACGGGGTGTTATTATTTGCAGCTGGAGGCGGCGAACCACCAAATCCAAGAAGAGATTTTACGCCGGACAATGGATTATAGGCCGACAAATCGATCTGCGAGATCAGCGCCTTGATACGACTTGGTATCTGCTGCATCCACCCCATCATCTCTTCGAACTTGCTGCTGATCCCATTCCACAGCGACTGGATCATTGCCGAGCCAACCGCCGACAGGTCGATCGACCCGATCGCTGCAATGATACGCGCCGGAATATTCTGCGCCCAAACCACCAGGTCGTTGACCTTGACCCCGGTGCTGTCCTGAAAACTCTGGATCATCTTGGCGCCGTAAACGGACAGGTCGATATCGAACAATCCAATAACGAGCCCGTTCAGCAGCTGCGCACCAGCTTTGATGCCCGCGCCCATCGTCTCGACGACAGTCCGACCAACATTTAGCCAGTCAAAACCGGTTATCGCACTGGCAAGCGACTGGCTCAACGTGCGCGCCAGTCCAGGGCCGCCCGAGCTGCCGGTCCAGGACGACAGGATGGCGCCACCGATGTCGACGATCCCAATCAAAGATTCGCGGATGGCCGAGCCGATAAACTCGCCTATGCCCCCCCAGTTGAGAGAACGATAGGCAGAGGTGATCGTCTCGAACAAGCCAGTTATACCCGCACCAAGGCCTGCACCAGCCGCATTCCAATCTATCGATGTAATCGCCGAGGTGATGGACGAACGCAGCGACGTGACGATCGACACCGCGCCGGCAAAGCCCCGACCGATCCCGTCCAGAATATTGCGACCCAGTGCCGACCAGTCGATACTGGAAAATGCCGTCTTGAACGATGTCGTCAGCGACGCGGCAATGCCGGAGGCACGTGAGAATGCACCGCTGATTCCGGCCAGCATAGACTGGCCCACTCCGCTCCAATCGGTGGTCGATAGCGATCGCGGCAGGTCCGCCATCCATCGTGTCACCGTCACCACCGCGTCGCCTACAGCTTTACCAGCAATCCGACCCATGGAAAACCATGACTGGCCGAGGTTGTCGACCGGTCCAAGCAGGTTCGAAACGCTGTCGTAAAGGCCGCGGACGGCCTTGATGATCGGGCGAATGATCGGCAGCACCGGCTTCACAGCCTTGCGGAACGAAGATCCGAAAGCGGAGAACAACGTCACCAGATTGCTCCAGTTGTTGTAGATCAGCAGTCCGCCCGCAGCCACGGCCAGCACGATCGCGCCGACGCCTGTCGACAGCATCGCGATGCGCAACCCAATCAAGGCATTGCGCACCAGTGCGAGAGGGTTGAGTACCGTCAGCAGGGCGCTGGCCATCCGGACAGCGCCTGTTGCAGCCGCGATCAGCCCGCCTTGCGCAAACAGACCGACAAAACGCAGGCCAGTCAGAGCTACGCGTAGCGCAATCAGGCTCGCCGTTGTGCCGATGATGGCGGCGGTGGCGCGCGGGTAAGTCTCTGCCAGAGACGAGATCTGGTTGATGATAGGCACAAATGTATCGATCACCTGGTTCATCGCCGGCAGGAGGGCCGAGCCGATACTGATGCTGAGACCTTCGAGCGTCGCCTTCATCCGCAAGAGCGCGCCGCGGGAAGTCATGATGCGCCGATCATAGTCGGCCTGCACCACGCCTTGTGCCTTCATGGCATCGGCGCGGATCTGCCGGTAAAGATCTATGTTCTGGATCAGCGGCCGCAAGCCGGCCTGTACCTGCGCGTCGCTGAACAGGTCGCCGATTTTCGAGAGGTCGCCTTTCAGGGCCTTGTTGGTGATTTCGGCAATGGCTTCGATCGGCGTCAGCCCGCGCTTGGCGGATTTTGCCAGCTCCTTTTCGAGGTTGACGCCCATCTCCTTGAAGGCCTTGACGGTCTGCGGCGCCTTGATCTTCTGGATAACGTTTTTCAGGTTGTTGGCGGCCTCGCTGCTGTCGCCAGCCCCCTTGCGCACGATCTGCAGCGCGGCCGCGAGATCCGCCACGGCCGGCACACCTTTCTGGCCGAGAGCCTGGTAGCCCGCGCCCAGCGCCGGGAAATACTGGCTCATGTCCTTCAGCTCGAATGCACCGGCCTTGCCGGCCAGCGCCATCGCATCGAGTGCGCCAGCAAACTGGTTGGCCGGCACTTTCAGATTGTCGAGCGCGGCGTAACCGGCATTCGAAAGATCGACGATGCTGGCGTTATAGGCCGTTGCTGCTCGGCCGATGGCCGGCAGCAGGCCAAGCGCATCCGATTCCGAGGCGCCCATCCCCATCAGCGTATCCATGCCGGTGGCGATATCGGTGCCCGACTGGTTGGTCTGCCGTCCGACTTTCTGCAGCTCGGCTCCCAGCGCTCGCAACCGCGCAACCGGGATATCCGCCTTCTGGCCGATATCTTCCAGTTGTGTCTGGAAATTGACGCCAGCCATCACCGGCGCCTGTAGACTGCGCGCCAGCGCATAGCCCATGCCAAGCGAGGCCGCCATGCGACCCCGCATCCCGTCGAGCGCAGCCGTGTTACGGGCCGCCGCAGCGTTCAACTGGCTGAGCGACCGTGTGACCGCCTGGGCGGGGCCGCTGACCGCATTGATCAACGCAACCCGCAGCGTGGATTGAAGGACTGCAGCCATCAGCTTTTTCCGTTCTTAGCCTTGATGATCCGCACGGCGGCATCGTAGTACCGCAGCGCCTTTGACGGCCGCATTCTCTCGACATCGAGGATCGAGGTGGAGAGTTCGCAGGCGACAACACTTATGACGTCGGTCCAGTACCCTGGCCCAACGTCACGGCTTCCCCCATCAGGGGCGCAACCTTCTCGTTGAGCGCCTTCAGGTCGCTGGCCTTGATCTTCTTGATCACATGAATCGATACGTCCGCCATGCCGGCGAGAATGGCCAGTGTCTTGGTCAACTCGCCCGTAATGCTGTCGGCAAGCGCGAGATCGCCGGCAGTCGCCTCGTTGAATGTCAGGCTGGTGTAGGTTTTGCCATCCTGCTCGATCGGCTTTTTCAGGGGGAAAACCACCTGGTCGCTTGTGTCAGTCATCGTCATTTCCTTTGAAAAAAGCGCCTCTAAAAGACGCTGAATTGATGGGTGAAGTGGATCGAGCCGTTACAACAGCAGCGCGTCTCGGATGCCCTGGTACTGGCTGACGCCCCCGATCCGGATGTCGAAATCATCCATTTCGATCAGCTCATTACCGTCGACTTCGAGCTTGTAGTAATTGACCGATACCTCGTGGTCGCTCTCCGACAGGTCGCCAGGCTTCCAGCTGCCATGGTCGTTCTTCGTCAGCATCCCGCGCAATGTCATGACAGCCGAGTGGTTGGCACCATCCTCGTCGACCAGGGCGCCGGTGATCATGAATGGCGTTTCGGTGCCGGGGGTTAGGCCATAAAGCTTGATAATCTGGGGATCGAAGCTCGGGGTTTTGAAGCTGAAGTTCAGCTTTTCATAGCCTAGGTTGACCTCGCGCGGCTTGATCATGCCAGCGTTGCGCATTTCCTCAAGCTTGACCTGAGGGATCGGCGGCGTGATGTCGCCGATCTGGCCAAGCTTGCTGACACGGTCGGCCCACAGCATGCAGTTACGCATCAGGAAACTGGGTAGATTGGACATGTCGTCCTCCTTATGAAGATGAGAAAGGGCTTAGTCCGCGACGGTCAGCGGGCCGTTTTCGATGGCACCGCGAACCTCATCCAGCAGCAGCTGGTAGTAGAGAATGTTGCGATGCGTGGTGAGATGGATCTGCTCCATCAGGCCAACAGGCTCAAATTCCACTTCAAGGAAGACCTTGCCTTGGGCGTTGACGGTCGGCTCGTTGAGATCGGACAACCACACCCGGCCACCGAGTATGTCGTCATTGTTCTTGAAAACACGCAAGGCGGCGTTGCCGTCCTCGATCATCATTTTCAGGTTGCCCTTGGTGAACTTGCGATCGACATAGAGGAAGTACAGATCCTCCAGTGTTTCGTTCACCATATCAGCGGTCGCGCGCACGCTGTCGAACTGCCAGATCGGATCATCGATCGCCAGTCGCGAGCCCCAGGTGCGGAAACCGCCGCGCTCGTTGATGATGGTCGAAACCTGCCGCTCGTTGAGATAGTTGCTGTCGGCAGGATACTGAACCGTGCGAGCAACGCCGTCGATCGTGCGGATCAGCTTGTTCGAGACCGAGCCAGACACGCCCTCGGCCGAGGCGACGACGCGCGACCGGACGCCGGCAAAAACCGGGGCGACCGGCTTGATCACCGGCACGCCATCGACGTTTTTGACCGTCTTCGGGTCGATGATCAGGATCCGTCCCGAATTGACCGTGGCGCGGAAACGGGCCGCATCGGCATTCGTGGTGCTCGGGCCGGCGATATAGGCCCGCGCACGCAGCTGAGGGGCGATCGTCGCCAACGCCGAGACAAAAGGATTGGCGACGTCGCCGACATTGGCGGTGGCCGTCGGTAGCACCTTGGCGCCATCGGACCCGCCGCCGGCAAACACGACGGCCGGGGCAACCGACATGTTCTTGCCCGGGCTGGTGATTGTCACGTCGACCACCTTGCCGGCATTGAGCCCTGAACCCATCACAGCCACGGCTGTCGGCAGGGTCTTGCCCGGGTCGGAACCGCCCCCGGTAAAGGATACAGTCGGCGCTTCGGTCAGGTTGCTGCCACTGGTCGCCAGCGCCACCGAAACGACGCCGTTGGCAACCCACGACCCGGTGTCACCGGCAGTGACCAGCACGCGAGGCTGGACACCCAGCAGCGACTTGGCTCGCAAGGCGGCATAGAGCCCGGTACGCAGCGATGCGTCGCCGATCAGGTTGGCCTGCAACGTTGCGGGCGTTTCACTGTGCTCGACGCGGTTGACCATGACCATGGAACCACCTTCGCCGAACACAGTCGTCACGTCTTCCAGCAGCGTGCCGGCCGTACCCAGCAAGGCCGCCGTCGCCAGCGACGTGATCAAGGTAGGAATGTTCAGCGGAAAGGTTGCCTCGTCTGCGGCTGGCGCAGTACCGTTGATAAAGGTGACCCCATAATTACTGACACGCATCAGTGACGGAGTATCGGCGCTTTCGTCAAGTTTGACGCCGTGGAAATAGGATAGGTCGACCATTGAAGGCTCCTTGCAAGGTTGAACAAGTTTTGATGATGTTTTTAGTCCTGAAGAGGCCAGACAATAGCGTCTAGATCTTCGGCAGTTTCGGTCGCTATCGCCTGCGCCACAAGCGCTTCAAGTGTGCCTTGGCAGGTGACGACATGCGCTTTGCCATCGCTGCCAGCTGACTGAATTTGTGCCGCTGTGTGCCCCCGAAATTCCCATAACCCAGCGGCATCTGCGCACCAGAATGGCGTCTGCCATTCGGCGGAAACGCCAGGCAACAACGATGCCGTGACGGAGCCCATCATGTTGATCTGGTCGGTGATGCCACTCGGATAGGTATGTGGTTCGCCCAGGGCCGATGACAGATAGCCGCCGACAATAGCCGCCGCACAGGATGCGGTGAGACGTTCGATGGCTAACGCCTTTGGGTCCGGCGCCCGGAGGGTCAGTCCGTGGGCAGCGAGGACGGACGCAAGCTCGGCCTCACTGTCATTCCCACCTATGTCTGTCGGGTATGGCGTCGCCCTGTTGCCGAGAGCGCGCCACTCTTTATAGCCGGTGTTGGAAGGGGCATATTCCCGCTGGCGTGCCGACGAATAGACCTTTCCGTCCTGTTTGATCCAATACCAGTCGGCCGGGTTAAACATATTGCCCCCCTGTTGTGATGAGCCCTGCTGTGGTGCCGGGGAAGTAGTTTTCGCCGGCGCCTTGCGTGTTGATGACGCCATTGGCCGAGGCCCGGAATTTGCGGCCCGAGACGATATTGGCGGCACCCGTCATGGAGGCATACGTGAAGTTGATAGAGCCATTGGTGGACACGACGAAGTCACCGACGGCAAGAACAGCCGGCACAACAAGAGCCGCGTTTGGCCCCGCGCGGATCGTCCCGCCATCGGCAGCAAACATATGCGCGTTGTTGGCGCTGCCGACATATGACTGCAGACCGTCCACGATCAATGTGCCGCCGTTACCAGCAGACATATGCGAGTTGGTTGCGCTTGTTCCCCACGACATTGCGCCAATGGTGCAGAGTGCGCCGAGGACGTAGAAGTGAGGCTGCCCCGAGGCGCCGGTCGGCTGGAAACCCTCGATATAATACCCTTCATGGGTGACGGTAATCCCGCGATCTCCTGCACCGGCGCTGACGGTAACAGCGGCCGGATTTGCAACATTTCCGCGGATCGACGTAGAGCCAGGACCAAGAAGAGGTGCAGTTCTAAACGCGGGATAAGCACCGTTGGCGACCTGAACATCCAGCGCGAACCCGTTTCGATTGATACGGCTGATGGTGTCGATCGCCTTCTGAATCGTTCGGAACGCTCCGGAAGGGGTGTTGGTCAGGCCGTTATTCCCGTCGGCGCCGTCCGGCCTGACATAATAGATGCCGTTGGTGACAAGGGCGGGTTGCGTGACGCCGGCCCACCAGTTTGCACCGTCGAATACCATGGGAACGGCACCAATCAACTCGCGCCCACCAAGAGGGGAGCCGAAAAGGTTGACGATCGGGTAACCGTTTAGCGTTGCAGGGCCTGTGTTTGTCGTTCCAAAATACGCGGCAATCGCCAGGCCGGCAGTCATCGCAAGAGGCGCCGGGGTGAGCGCCACCGTGTAATTGTTGCCGACGCCTGTGGCGATGGCATAAGTCCACTTCCCGGATTGAGCATCGAGAGCTATCTTTTCGATGTAAACGCCGGATACTTTTTCGAAGATGCGCCCGTCCGGCAAGCTGATGCCGTGCCCTTCTGCGGCGATCATCATTGCCCAGCCGCCGGTGGTAAACTCCGCAATTTTTCCGGCCTGCCCTGCCCATGCGCCGGTCGCGCCGGTCGGGATCAGATAGCAGTCGCCAATCGTGGCTGCAGGTGGCGCGGTGGCCGTCATCGAAATGACAGGGATCCATGGCAGGCGCGACAAACGCTGCAACGCAACCTTGAGCGAAGGATCGACGACAATCGAGATATTGGCGATGTTCGAAAATGCAATTTCCAGCCGCACGACAGATTCGATCACCTGCCCGCTCGACGGAATTGGCTTGTTGATCGGCGGATCGTAATGCGCGATCGCGATCAGGGCGCCGGTATTGTCATGCAGCCCCGCTTCGCGGATCGTGAAAGGACCTTCGTCCGCCGCTAGAAAGGCATCGAAATAGGCTGCATTCGACGCGCCAACAACCGTTCCCGATCCGATGATCGTCTTGCGGGCGATCTCGTGGTAAAGCGCGGTCTCCCCGCCCGATGGTACCGTAAGCCCATCACCAATGGAAATATGCGTGATGACGATGGGGGTGCCACTGGCAAGCGCCGCCGCCTCTTTGGCGAGGCCCATATTGGTCATTAAAGAAAATGATGTCTGTGCCATCGGCTATGTCCTTGGGCGAGCAGTTGCAGTGATGAATGACGCCGCAGCCGCACCGACGACGACGGTTGCACGCAACACAGGCACCTGAAAAATGAGGGGACGGGCTGTCGCAACAATTGATGAATGAGCGACGGCGCCGATGTAGGTTTGTCCGGCCGCACGCAGGGTCGCCCGAGCCGTGAAAACGCGGCTTTTAGGCTTGGCAGCATCGACCGACTGGATAGCAAATCCATTGACCTTCTGATCGAAGATTGGCCCACCGTTTTCGTAGACAAGATCGATGCGGAAAGTGCCGCGGCGTGAACCGTCCTGCCACCACTCGACCACGGATGCCCGAAGATCGAACGCCGCAAGAGCGCGCTCGACAGCCCCGAGAGTGCCCTTGAAGCGGTGGACCAGTGGAGACGCTGCAATGACGCGGCGTTTTTGCGCTTCCGTCCAGTCGGCTGACCAGACGTCCACCGAAACGGCCTGCGCCAGAAATGGCAGAAGTTCGACCGGGCACGTCTCTGGATTCCAGATGCTGACGATCACCGTCGGATCGACGAGCGCGATGCGCGCCAGTTCGGCCGCCAACAGTGCCCGCTCGATTGGTGTGGAATTGCGCGGCAGCAGGGCGACCGCTACGTCAGCAACGGCTTCGATTGCTTCCGCCGGGGTCATGTCCAAGACCCTTCGGCCTGAATAGTCGTGACCGTGATCATGCCGACTTGCCCCACACCTTTAGGGCCGGGATTGATGTCTGCGGCCGGCGACGTCACCGTCACCGTGACATTGTCGTCGATCGCAGCGCGCCCGCCGATCACGTCCTTCTGGACGGAAAGTCCGATACGGCGGCGGGCGGCTGCATAAGCAACCAGCCGCGCCTGAGCAGCCGTTGCCAGCGCGGTAGCGTCAGCGCCTGGAGCGTAGCGCAGAGTGACGGCGATGTTGTAGGCGGTGACCGTTGCAGGTTCGATCCGAACGTTGTCGCCGATCGGACGGACGTCTTCGGATGTAACTGCCGTGAAGACGCGGTTCAAAAGGGGCTGGTTGGCCGCGCCGTATGCGATGGTCGGCAATGCGACAATCAGGATCTCGGGCGCCAACACCGGGTTGCCGGTAGCTCGACCAGCGAACGGAGTGGCGCGTTTGCCCATTGAGTAGGCGTCGGCATACAGACCTGCCGTATAGACCGCAGCGTCCTCTTCCGAATAAACGACGACGTCCGACAGATCGCGAACGCCATCCAACTCGAGAGCGTGAAAGATGTATGCGCCTTCGGGGCCCGCTGTCGAAAATGCCTCAAAAGCCAGAATGATACGAGCGCGGAAGATGTCGTCAGCCTCGACCCACTGGCCAAGGGTGGCATCCCATTGTGAGTTTGCCGGCTGGTCGTCTTCGGCATTATCGTAGACCAGCCTCGAGATGCCAGCATACGTGCCGCCGATGTGGTCAAGATCACCGCCAATGGCAGTTGCCAGTGACAGGCCGCGAATGGCTTCATTGACGCGCTGGCGAAAGAGTACCTCCTGGTATCCGCCACCTTCGGAATAGGCGATCACCATCGGATCAGTCTCGAGTTTTGTGACATCGTACGCTATGCCAAACCGGGCAAGTGCTGCGATCAAATATTCGTCGCGGCTGGCCTTGATTGCCTCGAAATCGACCGGCACGACCTGCGGTACATCGCCGAGCGCGGCAAGATCGGGCGCAACAAAACGGCTCATATCGCCCCCTGGAAAACAACTCTGGTCACAGCATCCTGGGCGATCGAATAATCGCCCAGGTGGCCACGTGGAAAATAGGTGCCGTGTATTGCAAGCGAGACGCGACCGGAGACCGCAGCCTCGTCAATCCGGCCGGAAGTCATCCGAAATCGAGGCTCCCATTTTTCAATGGCGGCAGCCGCAGACGAATAGACTTGCAATATGTTTTTCGGCGTCATCTTTGCGTCGACCAGATCGGGAAGATCCGATCCAAATGTGCGCCGCATCAAACGCGTGCCGATCGGCGTCGACAGGATTTTCTCGATCGATTGCTGCGTGTGCGCCCAGTCGGTTAGGGACTGGCCGTTCACGCCGCTCAAACCTGCGGAATCTGACATGGTCGTTTCTTTCTGTCTGATCAGACAGCGAAGACGCGCGACGAACTTCCAACAGCCACGTCACCCCCACTGTCGAGATCGCCCTTGCGATGAAGCAGTTGCCCGCCCTCGCCGCCCAGATGAACCTCGCCGTCGAGGACAATTTTTGTGGCTGACAAGCTGATTAGATCATCGCCGAAAAACAGCCGGCTATTACCCTTGGTGATCACAGCCTCCGGGCCGTCATGGGGCCTCGGGTTGGCATTGGACGGGGTCGACATATCGATGACTGCATCTGTCATGTCGCCACTCTCCGACACAACGTCGACCTGCTCGCCCTCGGTGGGAGGGATATGGCTCTTGATCCCGCCAGAGGCGACTTCTTTCCAAGGCAGCCAGGGCGACAAATATTCCTTGCCGTCCGGCTTGGAGATCATCACTCGGGCGAGGCCCTTGGCATTGTCGACGGCTTTCACAGTGCCGGTGCGTTTTCGGTTTCTGCCGCGACGCTCCAGCTCTGCAATCCGGTTGTAGAGATCCGCCATCTGCTCGGGCAGCGTTGACGGGATCATGATGACGGCCCGAACGGCTGGGCATCGATATCCACTCCGGCGATGTTGGCATCCGTATCGTCGATCGGATTGAGCAGCATCCCGTCCATCTCCGCAACCGTCATGCCATGGCGACGCTGCTCCATCTTCCAAGAGCGCGGGTCGCCGTCAATCTGCGCAAGCATAACAGCCAACTGCTGCGCCACGACAGGATCGTTGAGCGTGGTGGCTTTCGCCAGGAACTTGCCCATTCCACTTTCCGGGCGGACCGGCTGACCCCGCACAGGATCGGCCACAAGGTTAACTGTGATCTTCGTCTGATGACCGGCCAGCCGCGTGCCGGCGTCAGCGCCGCTGGTGCGCAGACGCTCGACCGTGACCATGCTGTTGATGAGGCTGCGAAAGATTTCAGCCCATTCGTTATCCGGGTCGGTGATGACGTCGCCGATCTGGCGTGAAATGATGTCGAGATAGAACTCAAAAGCGCGGTCGGTCGCGGGGATTGCCAGCCCGATCAGCGTGCTTTCGTCCGTCAACGTGTTAGTTTCGGTCATGGCGGCCGTGATACCGGCCTCAAATACGATGTCCGTCGCACCATTGATCAGCATCGCCCGCAAGCTGTTGTCGCTTCCCTTGGTTGATGCTGCATCGGTGTAAACGGTGATGAATGGTGCATCCTCGTCGGTTTTGAGTGTGCCGTCAGCGTCGACCTGCAGCGATCCTATCTCGCTGTCGAGCACGTTGTCACCCACCAGCGTCCGCCCCTTGAGGGCTTCGACTGCGGCGATGCGGGCAGCGATTCGAACGAGGCTCATTTTTCACCAAGCTCCAGAATGAGCCGCGTATGATGGCGGTCATTGACGAAAAGGACTTCAAAGGCGGGCTCTCCGATACGGGAAACCGCACGTAAAGCATCACCCTTTCTAGGAAGCGGGCCCAAGTAGGTAGTGCGGTCAATGTGCAGCTCGCCCTTGCCAGCAGAGATCCTTGCCAACCAGGTCTTGTTGGAGCCGCCGTCCATACCTCCACCTTTGGGCGGTCCAGTCCGAAGCACCGCTTCAAACTGAACCTGAGGCCGCAGCGGGTCGGTGACGCCGTCCTTCATCGGAGAGAGACGGATGGGCTCGGCAAATTTGAGATCAACCGATGCCATCACCCGGTCGCGCAGTTCATGAAAGCGAGCAGCTACTGGCATCGGTGTCTCCGCCCTACGTTTCCGACGTTTCCAGAAGCGTTTCTTGCGGGATTTCTTCCTCGGATACGATAGTATCCTCGGCGCGGGCCGCAGCGATGTCGAGCTTTGTGGCTTCACGCACGGAATTCGAAGCCTTTAGCTCGTTAAATTCTTTCTGCGTCGCTTCGAAGATCTGGCCTGGCTTGATCACGTTGATCTTGGCTGCCTTGACCACTCGGCCTTGATCATTGCGCTTCCCGGCTTCTTTGCAGATGTGCACGGTGTTTAGGGCGACAACTTTTACCATTGTACTGTCCTCTGACATTCAAGTGGGGGAAGACGTCGGCAGCTCGGCCGCCAACGTCAGGATTGCTTAAAGCAGCACAGTTGCCTTCAGCGTTGCATTGGGATTGACCGGGACCATCAACGGAGCTGACTGCGTGACGATCTGTTCGATCGCGACGTCTCCGCTGACGATATAGTTTCGCGGAAAGATCGGAATGGCTTGGAACTGCGCGTTGACGTCCTGAATGGCGCCAAAGCAGCGGTAGCCCTCAACGTTCGGACCCGACAGAACTATGTCCTTCGACGACATGAACGGCGTTACTGTGCCGCCAGCCGTGTAGTAGTCGTTGTAGACATAGACATCCAAGTTGGCACCGAGTCGGCCGACGAAGGTGGCTTCATCCGTTCCGATGATATCGCGACGCAGGTCCGTAGTGCTGCCACGGACGTCGGAACGCAGAAGACCATAGAGATCGCCGCCCTCCTGCATTTCGAATTCCATGGCGCCCCACACATCCACCCCGACTGTGAGCCGGTTCGGGCGCCCACCGAACTCAGCGAGGTGCATCATATTGGACCAGGCCGACAGGTTGCCCTTGATGGAAACACCGGCATCACCCCAACGTGCGCCGGTACCAAGCACGATCGTGTGGCCAGCAGCACGGCCAAAATCGATCAGCTTGGAGGGATAGTCGTCACCATCGATCGTGACTTTACCGTCGATTGCCGCCTTTGCAGCGAGCCATTCCCAGCGGCGCTCGATAGCTGTGCGATGATACGCGAGAATATCGGTCTTGATCGCGTCATAACGCGCCTGCGGGGAGGATGCTTCCGGACCCAACAGGGTTCCCGGTCGGCGCTTCAAGACGCGAGATGGGGTCACGGGGTCGGAGGGCTTGATGTAAGCCGGTTTGAAACGCGCAACCCGACCACCTTCTTCATAGATCGGCCGACCTTGCGCCAACGGCGCGACGAAAGGTGCAAGCTTGCGACCAACGCTCGGGATCTTTTCGAAGTCGATGTATTCGTCAGTGGACGAAATTTCGTTGGGGAAAAGCAAGTCCAGCCAGTATGTGCTGCCGGTTTCCGTTTCGCGATAGACATCGACGAGTGTGTGGGTGTCCCACAGTTCATAACGCTCGAACATTTGGATCTTCCTTTTGGCCAGACGTCAGAGACGTTCGCGGACGATGATGTTGGTGGGGGTCGGCGAGCCACGGAAGGCCGCAACCCTCTTTGCGGACGTATCGTAATCGGCGTGCCAGTTCAGAGCGGCCGGATTAAAATTTCCAGCCCGGAAAATGGCAATCCGGTCCGTCACGCCAGCACCCGTCACAACCGGCGCAGTGGTTACGCCGATCGGCACCACGGCGGTTGCACTGGTTTTGGCGAGGACCAGGAGCCCGGCCGCGAGACCTACGACCGAAAACGCGGGAAGAGTGGTGTTTTCGCCGACTGGGAAGTCTTCGGTGACAGGATGAGGGATGGCCGAATTGAACAATTCGGTTGATGCAAAGCCGTCGCTGATCTCAAAACCAGCAATACCAGCCTCGCCATAAGGGATATTATTCATTACCTTTTTCCTTTGGACTGGGAGTTGTTAGGCTCGCTTGGTGGTGCCTGTGACGGCGCGATAGTTTGCAAGTATCGCACTTGCCTTGCTTGGCTTGTCGTCCCCGCCGGACGTGTTGAGGCCCGAGCCGTTCAGGCGTCGACGCTCCAGCTCTGCAACTTCGTCCGGCGCATTGCCGGCGGCGGCTTTAGGCAATGTCAGAAGGATGGTCTTCGCGGCGTCGGGCGTCATACCGGCGGTGCCAGCAAGCGCAGTCGCTAGCGTTTCCCGTCCGGCAACCTCTGGCAATGCCATGATGGCATCCTTGCGATCGCGTTCGTCCTTTTCCGCCTGAAGGGCGGCAAGGGCGTCCGCGTTGGTCTTTGAGGCCGACTGCAAAGCGGCCAGCTCGTTAGCGAGCTGATCCGCACGTTCTTTATCAGTCATAGGATTCTCCTGTGTTTGACTGGGTGGAGCGGCGGAGACCGCCGGTTTGGTTGCACGAGGTTTCCATCCGCGTGCCGTCGCGATCGAAGCGATGCGCTCTGGCACGTGCTTGTAAGTTTCGATGGCAAATGTGATGGGCTCGATATCGGCCGTTGCATCCGCGACGCCGATACGGTCTGCGAATCCTTCAGAGACGGCTTCTTGCCCCGTCAACCACCGCTCTGTTTTCATGACCGTGCGCATCTCTTCGACCGATTTCCCGGTCTTCTTTGCGTAGATCTCGGCAGCAGCATCTCCGATTGCGTTTAGCTGATTGATTTTTTTGACGTGTTCAGCCACGTCTCCGAACGTGATGCCCGCAGGGTCGTGAATCATCATCGTCGCACCCAGGCTCATGGTGACGGTCTTGCCTGCCATTGCCAGCAGACTGGCGGCGCTAGCTGCCCAGCCCTCGACGACAACGTCAACACGACCGCCGTGATTAGCGAGGGCCGAGTGAATAGCAGCCCCTTCGGAGGCAGCTCCCCCCCCACTGTTGACGCGTACAATGACGTCAGCGTTTCGGCCCACGGCAAGGAGAGCCATAAAGACGTCGGCCGAAGAAAAACCGTCCTCTTCCCAATAGTAGCCGCCGACCGTGCCTGTCAGCACGATCTCGTTTCCGTTCACAATGCATGCCATTTCATTATCCTCAGTACGGTCGCATGATGCCGCGGATGGCATATCGGGTGCGTCTAGGGCGATCACCTTGGCTGATTAGACAATTACGCGTTGCCTCATCCAGCGCCGCTTTGACATCGGACAGCTTGGCGGTTGCATACTTGGCCATATCCTCGCCAAAGCGTGCCTCGGTCACCATCTCACCGGTGAGCAATGCCATCTCAACTTCGCGCAACTTGAGCGCACGGGCGCACCAGTCGACAACAGGCGCAAGTCTTTCGTTCATCATCACGCTGCGTCTTTCTGCACGTCGCGCGTGCCTTCGGTCGCAGCACCTTGCGGCCCTGCGCCGCCCTGTGAGCGTCCAAACGGATGTGGAATTCCGTTCGCTTCCATGAGTTTCTTCTCCGCGCCAATAGCCACGATCTGCTCCTGGGCATTTTTCCCACGCTTCGCGCAGATGTCGGCATAAGTGGACAGACAAGTTTCAAGCTCGATCTTGTCGGCCAATGCTGACTTGTAATCATCAGCACTGGGCGCTGCTGGGCCATTCCACTCGGCCTGATACACACTCTCGGGATCTCGAAGAAAGGCACGAACGCCGCCCTTAAACGGGATGCGACCTTTGACAATCATTTCTTCGAGCCACTTCTCGTAGATAACCTGCAAGAACGGTATCGCGATGCGAGTCCTACGGCGCATGACGATCGGCCAGATGCTCGCAATAGCCATGCGAACAGACGAGTAGGTTGCGCTCGAATGATCCATCGCCAGAGATTCGTAGGTAATTCCAAGACAACGGGCGAGCTCTCGCAAAAGGTTGCGGAAGAATGGAAGATACTGATCGCCGGGTGTGCCAGCGGTGTGCATCTCGAATTCTTCGCCTGGGCCAAGGTGATTTATCCGAGCAGAATCTGCCATCGAGATCCCTTTTTCCTTCAAGGCACCGATTCGGGCTCCCCAGACGTCGATCAGATCTCCAGCGATACCGCCGGCGTATTCGGTCCAGTCGCCGTTAACATCGGCGTCCCATCCTTTTGGCTCCTCCATATCGGCCAACGTCTGGATTGCCTGAAAGGCCGTCTCGCTAGGCTCTGGGCTCTTGATTGTCGCCGCAAAAACCGTCTGCAACAACATCGTAGCTAGAGTTGCGTCTGCGAGCTGATCCGACTGCGCAGCAATCTTCAACGCTGGAGCAACAGGCGAGATACCCCTGGGGCTGTTGAGATTTTCACCACGATCCATGACGTGGATGACCGAGTGCGCAGCTATGTCCCTATTATAATCCAGGCCGTCCCGGGTTTCGCGAAACCGATATTTCGAAGGGCGGCCGTAGCTGTCGTGAAAAATACCCTGTTCTAACCCCTCGAACGCCGATGTCTTTTGCGGGCAACGGTGAGGTGCGACCAGCGAAATCTTGGTAGAGGTTTTAACTCCAAGGCGCTTCGTTTCACCATCGGACAAATAATCGAGGATCCCGAACGCTTCACCGTAAGCAAGATAAGATCTGATGACCCCGTCAAGCATTTCAGCAATCGTGGCCTTGCCAGCAAGGTCACACTCATTCTTGTTCCACGCCCAAGTCCGCCAGGCCTCTTCCACTTCACGACACCAGTCGGTGGCCTGCTTAGGCGAATAGCCGAACTTTTTAAGCTTCGCACGGCAATTGAGCTTCAGTTCTTCGCCAATAGTATCAGTTAGAATCTGCTGCGCAGCGCCAGCAAGCCAACCAGAGTTTTGCATAAAATCCACCGCGAGCGCGGCAGCGCGCGCAGCAGATTCCTTGACGTCTATTTTGGCATCGCGGGTGATGGCCCGGCGCATCGCAAGTGTGCCGGCACTATCGCCGCGAAGATAGCGGTTTGTAGGAGGCAGCGAGGCCTTGGGCCGCGCGACTGCCGCAGAAGCGTTCGGGCCTCTTACGGCTTTAGTGCGGCTCGCGGGCTTGGTGATCGTCATGAATATGACTTCCATGTTTTGCGAACCCGGGCTTTACCGGGCGTGCTCGATTTCACAGGTGTCTTTTTCTGTGGCTTAACGAACGGACTTTCATCTGCAGCTGCAAACAGATCCGGTTCCGCGTCTGGCACACCGTGCAGGTCACGGATGAGATCGGCCCACCGATCGAGCGTTAGGCGGCGCTTGCTCTGCAGGTGCCAAGCCAGCGCGTAGGCGTAGACCGTGGCGTCGAACCAGTCGTTCAACCGGCCAACGATTTTCTTCCATTCCCGGCCGGCCTTCGGATTGATAAGCCGGCGAGCGCGACGGCTGACGCTGGCCCGGGCCTCCTCATCAGGATCGACAAGCCGTTCAGCCGTCATTTCCTTGGCAAAGTCCTCATCGCAAAGGTCCGATGCGAAGTGGATTGTGCCGCGCGGCCACTGGCCAAGGTCGTTTGGTCCCTGCACCAGGTTGGCAAGACCGGCGGTGACGGCGGTTTTCACGTCGTAAAGACCGACTGGATACAACAGCACCTTCGCTATGATACGCTTGCGATGGTCCTTGATGTCTTTTTTGACCGGTGAACCGAGCCATGGCAGGCCCTGCGTATGACGGCCGTCGAGCGCGTAAACATTAGGACGGCCGGCACAGAAGCGGTAAACCCGATCGGTGGCAAAGCCGGAATCGACCCCGCTGAGATCGATTCCTTTTTCCTTGCCTCCCGACGCTGTCGGATAGGTTTTGGCCAGCGCATCGGAAAGCGCGATCCATGGCTCGTCGTCTTGGTCAGGCTTTCCCTCGAAGATTTGGCGATCGACAAGGCAGAACTGATCACGCGGCCCGAAGGCATAGACCAGGTTCTTGATGCCATACCCCTGGACGTCGGACGCTGAAACGACCATCGCCGCCCATGATGGAATGAAGCCGGTCGGTATCTCTGCTTTTTTAGCTGCCTGTACGATTTTCTCCCATTCGACGGCGACGCCGCCCGGATCGTAAGGCTCGGCCAGATCCTGCTGGAAAAACGTCCGCAGTTTCGTGGTGTCACCCTGCGCATCCAGCCACTTGGCCCAGATGTCCGACCATTTTTCCCGAGGCGCATAGGCCGCCCAAAGGTGATAGCTTGGTTGCCAGTCGCGGCATCTGCCTTCACAAGGTGGGCAAACCCACCGGTCAACCTCACCAGCGGGGATAAACCACGGCACTTGGTCGCCACCATCTGCAATTCGGCGTGCAATCCAATGCGCCCGGCGCTCCATCTCAGGTTTGTGGCCATCGAGGATGACGCCGTCGCAAGACAGGCAGCGCATGTGCACCGGCAAGCCTTTGTCCGGGTCCGCCCCGCGCATCTGATCGAAGGTCAGCGGCTGGAACACATCGCAGTGCGGGCAAGGCATATATCGGTAGCGCTGGTCTCCGTTCTCAAAGTCATCCGAGATGGCGCACTCGCCGAAAATCCCCGGCGTCGACCCCTGCCATTCCTTTGCGAGATCGCCGTACATTTTCTGCCGGGCACGCGCCTGGTCGCGAGGGCTTCCTCGACCATCCACGTCCCGCGGATAACCGGTGACTTCGTCCATAGCCAGATATTTGATGGAAACCATCTGCAGGCCCTTGGAAGAACCTGCGTTGACGATCTGGCAGAACCCCCCCGCGTAGCGCTTGAAGGATGTCGTGCTGCCCTGCTCGTCCCGGCTGTTGACCGGCATGACCTTGTGCGAAATGCGCTTCGACGCCTCGATCGTCGGCTGCAACTTTACGCGGTTAAACTTCGTCGCCTCTTCCAACGTCGGCAGAACGATCATCATCGAGCCGGGAGACTGGTCGACGATGAAGCAAAACCAGTTCTCGATCGCGGTCGACTTGCCGAGCTGCGCTGCCCAGCGGCAGGTAACCCGCCGCGCCGGGTGATCCGGATGCAGGCAGTCCTGCGGTTCGCGCAGATACGGAACGCGATCGGTGCGAAACTGGCCAGGCCACGGCGAACCGGATTCCTCGGACACGTAACGGTACCGGTCTGAAAATTCGCTGATGGTCAGCTCATCCAACGGCCGGCTTGCCGCTTCGAGACCCTTGAACAGGACCTGAGCACCAAGCACCAGGTCAGGAAAGCGGTCGCGAGCGCTGTGAAACGTCATTGCAGGTGCTGCCCGTTCTCAACAAAATCGACCGGCTGCTCACCGGTTTCCGCTTGGCGACGCATGGCATCGAGGCGCAACAGCATCTCGCGGTTGAATATCCCAAGCCCTGTGCGGCTGAATGCCTTGAGAGCGATGCGCAAAACACGCTCATCCCAGCCATATTTAAGCGACAGGGTTGCCGCTTCCGTCTCGATGGCCCGCTCAAAACCGCTCATCATCAGCGCGATTGCATCGCGGCCGCCCTGATCAACCTCGGATACGACGGTCAGCTCATGCCGCCGCTCTGCAAGATCCATCTCTCGAAGCTCTGCGTCGGCTTGCGCCTTGCGGGCCGCGCCATCGGACTGAGATCCGGAAAACCGCGTCGACGTCGCGCCACGTTGGGCCGGAGCCTTGGTCGGCGTCACCGTCGGGCGAATGCGGATGTTCTCGCCGCGGTGCGCAAACAGCGCGTTGATCTCAACTAGGTTCGACTTGCCGTCCGGCTTCAGTGGCAAAGCCTCGCCGTGCTGCTTCAGGTATCGCGACAGACTGGATCGGTCGATCCGATCGCCAGCATCGGTCAACCGTGCGGCCGCCTCGGTTATCGAGACCCATTCCTCATCGCCAGAAGCCATCGTGTTTCATCCGTGCATGACACGCGTGCAGCACGTGTGCAGCGTGTACCGCTTTCCAACAGTGCAACTGCCCAAGACCCGCAGTCGCGCGCTTCCGTGTGGGGTAAATCCCGGGAAACGGTCCCTAAATGGGGGGGGGCACATGTCCGTTTGATGATAATCGACCCTTGGGTCAGCCCATAAGCTTTCGAAGCACCTGATCGACCCTGATGGGCAGCGTTGTGTTGACCTCGGTCTCAAAGGCCTGCTTCGTCATGCCTTCGATCATTTCCTTTGGGATGAATACCCCAGAGCGCGCGAACGTATAGTGACGACCCGACGATCTGTTGCGGAACATCACATGTCCATCCCATTTCGAAACCGTCTTGCGATCAGGGAATGTCCCTGCTCTCATGAAGGTGCGCGGATACAGCGTCTTCTTGCCGAATGGCGTTGCCACCACACCCGCATCCGTCTCTCTCGGGTTGAGATACTTGAGCCGAACATTGCCGCCTCTCGATCTCAGATCATAGGTCAATCTTCCCGAAAATGCCCGGTTCGTGTTCTCTACCGCTTTCAGGATAACCCCACGCTTCAACCCGGTCTGCTTGGTGAGCGCCCGGACAACCCGTGTTTTCGCTCTATCGCCAACCTGATTGACGATACGCGGCAGGACTTTCGGGAACTTCTCGTTCAAAGCAAGAATTTGCTTTTGGAACTTATGAAGCCCGCGAACATCTTCCCAGCGAATATCGAAGGTAGGAGCACCGGCCATATAAGCACCTGCATTCAAGAGGATGCCGCCATTACAGCGGCGAGTTCATGATCGCCTCCTATCACCCGGATGGAGCGCTGATTGCTTAGCTCGCCTATCTATAGGAATGCAAAAGGCGACCTCTCGGCCGCCTGTCGTCATTCTAAATTTTGGTCATAGCGGTAGCACGTGCCCTGAATCGGTGTCTCGCTTGGGAGACTGTCGGGGCCGGGTTCCTGACGCGTAATCGCTAAGAGCAGGATGATCCGTTGGAACGATTTGTAGTCATGAAGTTGAAAGCATTGCAAGCGGAATCATGATCGGCGTCTTTCGTCCGAAAATATCCAGCTCGACAATCGGCGTCCCCTTTCCAGCACCCCCAAACGCAATGACCGGACCGCAGAAGCCGCCGAACGGACCGCTGTTTACCCTGATCATTTGGCCGTTTCCAAAGGTCCTGTGATCAACCTGCACCGCATCAGGCGCAGCAACGGCAGCAGCGGATTGATCGACAACTTTCGCGTCCCAATCATAGGCCCCAGCACATGCCATCTGTCGGAAACTACTTATTGTTTCGTCCGTCAGGCGTAGAGGACGCTCCCATCCGCCGACGACGCTCCCGACGTAATTGAACGACATCAAAGCTTGCAGAGCATCCGCAGTCGGCACACAACGAACAAGCGTATATCCATTAAAAACAGGCTTGTCGGAAGGCGGCAGTATCGTCTGCCGGCGTCGCCGCTCAGGCCCCTTGCAGGTCGGTACGCAGGCCTCAATACCCGCCTCATCAAGCGACTTTTCCACAGCCCACTCCTGCCCAGAAGCAACGGAAAGCACCAACCACTTGGCATCCATCGGCCTTTCGGCAGCGATTCGCCGGCTGGCCGCATCGATCTGCCGCGCGCGAATCGCCGCTTCCAATGCGATTCGCTCAAGCATCCGCTCGCCTTTGTCCGAAACCCGACCACCAAACATCCTGCCATACTGCATGGTCATTGCCCCAATCCCTCGTTAACCCGCTTCTCAAAATCTGCGATTGCGTCCTCAGGCTCGCCTGCCGGCAGGAAAAGCCATTCCAGCCGACCGGCATCAGGCACCCAGGGCCATCCCATGCGTTCGTGAAATGCCCGCCATCTGGCAGCCAGATCGCTGTCGCGGCGCACCTTCTCGAAGCTTTCGGAGATCGCAAACAGCTGCGGCGGCACGGTCACGCCCTGCGCGCCCTCGGCTCGCTGATCCATCGTGTTGACCTTCGGCCAGCCATATTTTTCACGGCGCTGCCGTTCGATCCGCCTTGCCACCTCGCCTCCGGCAGCCACCTGGTCACGCTGGAAACTGGTCAAGGGCGGCATGGCCGGCGACATCGGTTTCAGCAGTTCGGCAAGCCGCATGGCGTGCCATGCCCGGCTAAATGGGTTGTGGACCGATGGCGGCGCGACGTCGGATCTCGGGTCGGAAAGCTTTTCCCAAGCCTTCGAGGCGAGATAGGTGCTGGCTGCAAACCATTTCGTGCGACCGCTAGCCTTCACCGCCGCGATATAGGCCGGCGTGCGATCGATGCAGGCAGCACGCTCGTCAGCCGTCAGAGCGAACCATGCCTTGCGCGCGTTGTCGTCGCCATCGCTGACGAAGGTCGGCCACGTCGGATGCCAGCGTTTGAAGTCCCGGTTGATCCGCTTAGGATCTTCCTTGTCCAAAATCTCGCCTGCGCCCTCTCTCTCAGGTAATGGTTCTAATAATGGTTCTATTACGGTTCGGGTGTCATGGTGACACCCGTCTCCGTCGTCAGTGTCACCCGTCTCTGTCGCCAGTGTCACGGGTGACATGGTGACACCCGTGACATGGTGACACCCGTCTACCGGTGTTTTCGCGTCAGGAAGCTTCTCGATCGCAGTCAAATCGAAGTCATAACGTGTCGCAGATCCGGGGCGTCCGGAGGCCTCACGAACGACAACCAGAAGGCCTTCCTCGACAAAATCACGCAACGTCCGCTGGACGGTCCGCTCCGAAAGTTCTGTCTCAAATGACAGGCGCGCCACCGTGGGCCAAATTCCTTTGCCCTCGTCGTCCGCAAAATCAGCCAGGCGCACCGCCAGCATTTTTCGGCTTGCAGACCCGAGCTGCGCCTTAAACAGACGGCTCATGATATAAATACTCACTCCGCAGCCTCCCTGAACGGCTGATCCACGAAACCCCACTCAAGCGGCGGACGATAGTTTTCGACGATGACAGCGGCGGCCGGGCGCCGGCAGACGGAGTTCCCGATCTTGTGGCGCTGTTCGGTCTCGGAAAGGGTGCCACCCTTGTAGGGTGCAGCAAGGATATAACTGTCGGGAAAGCCTTGCGCCCGCGCCAGCTCGCGCGGCGTCAGCATCCGCATACCGATATCGATGATGATGTAGGCTTCGCCTTTGATCGAGAGGGTTACGAACTCCCCCCCATCCCAGCAGCCATGCCGCCGCATAAAATCCGCTACCTGCCGCGCTCGGTCGCATTGCTGCTCGGACAACGGCGGCGGCGCAGCATCCGCTTCTGTCAGCCCAAACCGCGCCTTGGTGGGCACTGCAAGCATTGGATCGGCCACTGTCGCGCTCTGGCCACCAGTGGAATAATACGCGGTCATCAACGGCAGGGTAACGACGGCCGAATGCTGGCCGCTGGCACACACGGCCGGGTGCGCATCTGCGCAGCTGCCGTCCCTGCGGTCGGATCCCTTCAGCGATAGCATGTTGGCCGCCATCAGCTGCATCTTGCCACTGCCGCCAGCCGTCACGGCGTTGGTCGGTGCATCCATGGCCTGCCCGACAGAATTGCCGAAATCCTGCTTGATGAATGTTGCAGCGACAAGCTGCTGCTGTGAACCCGCCTGCATTGTCGTCGACAACGGAACGTCGATGTCGCGGCCAACCGGCGCCCGAGGCCCGCCGTTGTGCTGGGCGACGTAGACGGCAGCCAGCGATTGCGTCGGATTGGCGGTCACGGCGCTAAGGGCATCCTCGGCGCTGCGCCCGGCCCGGAAATATTCCGAGCCGTCCGGCTTGCGGTCGTTATTGTTCTGCACAACGAACGGCGCCACCTCGGCGGCCACCACCTGATTTTGATCTTTGGTCGATGCTGCAACCGTATGGAGCGGCACACCGGCAGCCCGCGAGCTGCCACCGTGCTGACCGAGCGAGACAAATGGCGCCACCTCGGTAGCCGCCAGTCCGATCGGCGACGCGCCGCCAGGGCGCTTTATAAAGCTGTTGGCGGTGACCGTACCTAGCGCGTCGGTGATCGCCCTTCCGACTTGGTCACCACGAAACGAAACCACGTGCGGCGCGATCAGAGCATGCCGCGGCGCAGTGGGAACGGTTGTTATGGGCTGATCGACTGACGCCGACCGATCCGTTCCGCCAGCGCCTTTGCCGTAGTAAGCCGAAAGGTGTGGAACGACGATGCCATGGGCATCGCGCGCGCGCGTCACCGTCTGGAATGGCTCACGCAACCCCTGTCCGCGGAACCCCTCACCGCCATGATTGCACGTGACGATAAACGCCTCGGCCGCTTCAAGCACATGCCGTTTCACACCTTTGGCAATCCGCGCGTCCGTCTTGACGGCCAATGGCCGTATGATCCGCACGCCAGTCGCTTTCGTGTATTCCTTGGCTTCTGCCTTGGTGAGGAAGATTGAAGGCGTCGGACGATCGAAATCAATAATGTCCGCAGCCACCGGCCACGGCAGCAGCTTGCCCGCCTTCACAGCATCGGACTTTGGCGCCGCGTGCGTCGGCTTGGGCCATTTCACACGCTTGCCGTCGCGCCGCATCACCATATGCAGGCGACGACGGATTGTCGGGTCGCCAAATTCGCAGGCGACCAGCTCTTTCCAACCGACCGAATAGCCAAAAGCGGCAATGGCATGCACGAAGCGGTGAAACACTTCGCCCAGCCGGGTTTCGTCCCGCTTGAAGCCGCCGTCCGGATGATCGACCAGAGGGCTCCATTTCGAAAACGCCGGGACATTTTCCAGAAAGATGGCGCGTGGCCGCTGCCAGTCCGGCAGCTCTTTCAGCCAGCGGATCAGCACCCAGGCGAGATCACGCACCGAACGTGACGTGATCGGCCCACCCTTTGCAGGGGAATGGTCACGGCAATCCGGCGAAAGCCAGAGCAGCCCGAAGAAATCGTCTCCGAGCAGCTCGCGCATTGAGACCTTCCAGACATTGTGCGGCAAGTGCACCGTGTCGCGATGGTTGATGGCGTGCATCGCGAGTGCCGGCTCATCATGATTGACCGCAAAATCGACATCGAGGCGATGTCCCACCGGCAACAGCCCCATCGCTTCCAATGTTTCGAATGCCAGCTGAATTCCGTTGCTGGCGCCACCGCCCCCCGCAAATGAATCCACCGACTTTGTCCGGCGCGGTCCGAATTTGGCTGGCGGTGGCGGCTCCATCCGCACCTTGGCCGCGCGTACAAAGCCTGTCGGGCCGAGCGGCCGAAACAGTTTCTTCGTTGCAGGGATTTCGGTCCCGAACAGGTCGCCATCCGTGTTGACGGAAATGTTCATACCTGATCCTCCAGCGGCAACCCCGCGTCGGCCAGCAACTGGTCGCGCGCCGCCGCCAGCATCGCCAGCGTCGTCGGGCGGTGTTCGCCGTTGGACTGCCGCACGGCCTGATGAAGCGACATTTCTGCCTCGATATAGGCAATTCCCTGAGAGAAAAACGCGTTGTAGAGCCGGTTGCGGATCGTGAATTCATACTTGAACAGGATGCCCCGCGGGCATTGAAGCAGCCAAAGTGCCCGCTCGGCATCCGTCTTGCAGTTGGCAAGTTCCTCTATGATCGGCAAGAGTTCGTTCACGTGCGCGCCTCCGGACGTTTCACGGTGGACCCGGTGAAACATGTTGTTTTCATTGATGGATCGGGTTCGATGTAAAAATGTTCGACAGGTACGCCGAGCCAGTGACAGAGCGCGATCACTTTGCCGACCGAGACATGCTGCCCGCCCATGGCCCGACTGAAATCGGAAAGCGTCACGCCGATTTCCTCGGCCAGCGGACGTAGCGCCCGCCCGGTATCAAACTGTTTCTTGCGCAGGGCGCGGGCAAAACCGCGCAGGTCGTAATCTGCACGTGAGGGATTGGAGCCGTTCTGTAGGCCGGTCATGCCGCGCGCTCCTGCTTGCCGAGATCAAGAAGGCGGATGCCATAGTCCGCAGGATCAATGCCCAGCGCGCCCCAGAGCCGCGCGCGCGGCACGACGCTCAAAGCCCGGCCGTGCCAAGCCATATCGAAATGAACAGCGGTAACACCCGCCGCCTTGCGGATACGCGCTTTAACCCCATCCTCGATTTTCTTCGGGTGCTCCGGCCGCTTTGGCGGCGCTGGATAGGCGGCGTTCATCACCAGATAGCCGACGCGAATACGAAGGAAGGATTTCAGCATGTCGGCGGAGAAATCAGGCGTCATCGGACCTCCTCCAGATGCTGGACGAGCATGATGCCGGCAACGAAGAACGCGATTTCGGCCAGCCGCAGCCACCACCATTCCTGCCGGCGGTGGCGCTGGGTGAAATTGGACAGATAAACCACCAGCAAGGACATGATGAGAACGGGGCGGCTCATGCCAACACCTCTTCAAGCGATTTGCCGGCGCGAAGCGCTTTCGTCATCTCGACTGCACCAACAGTGGCGATCGTGTTCATGCCCTTGGCAGTGGGGAACCAAAGTCCGTCATCGCCCCGCGAGATCAACTCATTGGCCGCAAATGCATCGATCAGGGCCTCAGCCACGATTTCGCGTAGCCCCACGCCTTTGCGCATCATGGCAACGTCGAATGCTTTGAGATCCTTCATCCACATCACAGAGCGGGTGAATTCCTCTTCAACCCGCTCGGTTACACTCTTGCGTGGCGTCGTACGGGTAAAATCTTCCTCATCCGCATCCGCAAACACCATAGGAGCGGCATGTATGCCAGCACCCGGCACAAGGACATCCGCCTTCTGGTAGTGTTCCCAATCAATGCGGATGGTCTCGAACGACCCGTTGCCCCGCCCATAGGAACCATCGTCGTTACGCTCCCAAACGAACCATGCCGTATTCATCTGGCTGCTGGCCTTCGGCCCCTCCCAGCCGTCGCGGTGCATCATTGGCAAGCGGCGGGAAAACACATAGACCCGGCTCGGTGGGTTTTCATGCATCACGTAGCAGCGATCGGGATCGTCGAAGCCGCACATGAAATTGAGGTTCAGCAGCGCTGCCATCTTTTGCGGCTTGTGCACGCGCAGCGCATGGGCAAGGAAAGCATTGGCAACGTCGCCATAGGGCGGGTTGATGACCAAATCCATGCCTTCGGTCTCACCCGGCTCGGAGAGCAGGAAATCGCCAACCTGCTGCAGCTCGCCATGCTGCGTCGAGACCGAGCGATCCAGTAGGTCAGAGATCACCACCTCGTAACCGGCGTTTTCCAACACGCGCAGAATCGCACCGCGACCAACAGCCGGATCTTTCACAGTCGCGGAAAAGCTTTCGAGCGCCAGCAGCGATCGCGTCGCTTCTGCCGGCGTCTCATAGAGCTGCGGTCCCTTTTCCTCGTTGCTTGCACTACGAGTACCGATGGCATGGCTGATGCTGCGCCGGCTTGGTTCCAGGCCTTCCGCAAGCCGCGCCTCGACGACACGTTCGATAAAAGCCGGCTCGACCCGCACCTCATCCCGCAGCTTTCGCGCATGATGAAGTTGCTGGCGATCGAGCCCGATTTCCTCAATCGTAAAAACGTTTTCATGACCAACGTTTTTCGGACGGCCAGCAGTCGCGACCCGGCCTTCGGATTGCGCCTGGTCAACGGTGTCGGCCATACTGACGTAGCAGATGCTTTCAATCTTGACCGCCTCGGCCTGCATGCGCCGCGCCTTGTCGACCAGGTCACGCGAAGTCTTCACCTTTACTGCATAGGTGGCTGCCGCTTTCGCCTGTTCGTAAACGCCAGTCGAAAGCAACAACGCGCCCTGCACATCGCCAGCATCGAACATCGCGCGCGCCGTCTCAAGGGCGACAACCAGATCGGAAGAGATGTGAGTGACCGGAGCGAGGGTCATTGCTGGCGCGCCCTCGCCTGGATCTGCGGGCTAGCCGCATGCGGGTCGCGCCAGCAGACCCCACTTTCGAGATAACGGCGGGTCGCCATGTCGATCCCGCTGGCCGAGCCCGCGTCACAGCGCACACCGGCGAGTTCGCGGATGGCGTCGGCGTCGAAATGCGCGAAAGTGGCGCGCAGATTGCGGCCACGCATTCGCTCGATCAGGGCTTCGAGGCGCGCCGGCATTATGGCTGCACCCCAAAATAGATCGAGTTGACCGACAGGCCGCGATTGTAGAGGTCGGTCACCGTACGCGCCAGATTGGTATCCCCGGACCCGCCCGACAGTTTGCGGATCGCTTCCGCATGCGCCGTCATTTCGGCAAAGCTTTTGGGCCTCAGAACCGAAATCAGACGGTCTGTGTCTATCTTGGCGTTTGTTTCGATGATTCGCGCCAGCGCCGTGATCAGCGTTCCGCGCAGCGCCTTGTCCTCTCGCGGCCAGGCCTTGCGCACCGCTTCCAGCGCCAGGCGAGTGGCCTTGTCGCCATAGCGCTCGACGCACCGCGTCAAGGCGGTGACCGAGTTCGTCAGGTGCGGCTTGTAGGTTCCCTGATCCGGAGCGACATCGCAGCCTGCGCTCTGCAGGATGGCCCGGACACGAGCCGCCATAACATCGCCAGATGCCAGTCCGGCCCAATATCGCTCAACCGCATTGACCGTCTTGCGGTCGCGGTTGATGACAAGAAAGTTCTCGGCCTCCGCCTGAGCGCCGGACCGGCTAATGATCATGGCCGGCACCTTAGAGATGCGCGGGTGCAGCTGGGCGGTCTTTACCCGGTGCTGGCCGTCCGTGACGGTAAACCGCCCCCCCCCTTGTGCGGCAAGGGTGACGGCGCCGAAATGGTCCCAGTGGAATTCTCGCAGCATCCGCTCGACTTTTCGCGCGTCAAGCTCGCGCTGATAGTTGCTGTCGACGTCGATCTTGTCGACGTCCACCCAGTCAAACGTCGGCTTGTCGCCGATCTGAAGGCTGATACTGCTCATGCCACTACCCTTTCCTGTTCAAGGATGCGGTAGCCACGGCCCCAGACGGTATCGATGCCGACACCAAGCGGGAGCAGTTTCTTGCGCACCTTACAGATCATCACGTCGATAATTTTGATGTCCGGCTCGTCCTGGTCGTTGCGAAGCCAATAGGCCTCGCTCATCAACTGCTCGCGCGTGACCATCCGCGGCTTGGCCTTCCAGAGCATCAGGAACATGTTGAATTCGCTTTCGGTCAGCCGGGTAACTTCGCCCTTGGCCACGATGAAGCCGCCATCCATGTCGATGCGGATGTCCTGGTCGTTTCGCAGCGCATGGCCGCAGCAAGGGCAATCGGCCATCGGATCAGGCCCCGCCGACGATTTTGAGAGCCGGCGTCACATCGCCGCCGTTGGCGAGGATCTGCGCATAACGGGCCTTCTGCTCCATCGCTTGGCTGATCAGTTTGTCGAGGTCGGTCATCCCCTGCCGGGCTTCGAAGTTCGTCACCACCATGTCGGAGAACGCCATCGACGCGTTGCGCTGATATTCGTTCGCCGCCGAGCCGACATCGAGTGAGCCGCGCACCAGGCACGTCCCGTCTTTGTTGGCTTCCTCCGGGTCCGTCAGCTTGCAGCCGTGCAGCCCGGCCATGACCCGGGTCACGCACGGATCTCCGCATTCCGCTTCCAGCCGCAGGACCGCGGGGATTGGCAACAACTCGGTATCGGAATCCGCATTGCAGCGACCTAGCTGGCTTTTGGACAGAGAGCAGACCGCCGCCGCTGCTTCGATGCCGCCGTTCTTCTTGATGAGCGTCCGGTTTGCGGCTTTCAGCTGGTGAAACCAGGCATTCGTCATCGTGTCCTGCATGCTGTCCTCCAAACAATGAAACGTCTTTCCCGCCCCGGGAAATCCGGGTGGGTTTTCCCATAGTGGGAAGTGTCAAAAGCTGTGATTGATCAGTCCGTTAGCAACGCATCGGAGGCCCACATGCACAGGCAGTCACAAATCGGAAAAAAGACGGCGAGGCGGTCCGCAAGACAGTATCTGCCCCGCCGTCAGAGGCCGCACGAACGCAATACCGTGGCGTGCGGGGGGAGAGGATTTGCAGGCGCGTCATTCCGCAGCCTCGCTAATCGGCGGAGGACCAAAAACATCAGGCCTCATCTCATGGCGAGAAACTCCCGTCTCACGCTCGACATCGAGCACCCGCTCCGGCGGCACGGCGCGCCACTGTGCGACGGCTTGAGGCGTAATACCGAGCCGACGTGCCAAAGCGCTGGCGCTGCCAGCTGCTTTGAGAACTTTATCAAGTGCATCGGTATGAAGGGCTTGTTCCATGGTCGCGGATAAAAGCACAGCTTTAAAAAACGTGCAAGCAATACTTAAATGGACCGAAAGGTCGTTTTTGCCTCAAAACCTTTTTATGATCGACAACGAACTGAAAATAAAAATAGGTGATGCAATCCGCACCGCCCGCAAACAACGCGGACTAGTGATGCGCCAAGTGGCAGCAGCTGCCGGGGTGAGCACGGGAGCAGTGGGCAATTGGGAGCGTGGCGCGAACGTACTCGCCATGGAAAATCTGCAGTCTGTCGCGTCGTTTTTGCAAATCGATCCCGTTGCTCTTTCTAACGGCGAGCTAAAATATCTTGGCGACGAAGTGACACTCGCCGATGCAGAGATAATCAGCGAATTGGGGCCGGCACCATCTGGACCTATGGATGTCGAAATTTTGGGTGTTGCAGTTGGCGGGGACGACGGCGACTTCACGTTAAACGGCGAGGTCTCTGGTTATGCACGACGCCCACCCGGAATAGCGCACTTGAGGAAAGTATTTGCGCTACACGTGCTCAGCGACAGCATGGTTCCGCGTTACGACCCGGGCGAGATGATTTATTGTGGAGGCCGTGACGCGGTACCAGGCGACCATGTGGTCATCGAAACTTTCCCGGAAAAAGACGAGCAAGTGGGCAAAGCGTACGTCAAAAAACTGGTGTCCCGAACCCAAAAAGAGCTAGTCTGCCTCCAGTACAACCCCAACAAAACACTCACATTTAATCCATACGCAGTCAAAAATGTCTGGCGCATCATCCCGCTTCGCGAACTTCTAGGCTTCTGATTCGACCGGCTTCAGCGCGAATGCGGTCAATTTCATGCGCGAACGCAGCTTGGATTACCACGTTCTTCCCTGGCATCCCTTCATCTTTGCATGACGAACAAGTCAAACGCGCGCCTAATTCTGAAAGCGCCGTGGTCGGCCCAATCCCATTTACATAAAGGTCGCGGGGCTTGCGCCAACGCATGCGACCGCAATCCGCACATTCGATCGATACCGAGATCACCTGCTTTAACGTCGGCTCGATTGCCACAAACATCACCAACCTCAATCTATGTTCCTGCTACGTTCTCATAATTGATTCTTTTTTCGGGTTTGTCGAATCGATTTGCGACTTTCACAATTTAAAGTATCACTTGCAAAATATTTAAAGCCGTGCTTTTTTCTCGGTGTCCGGTCGACCTCCCATCCGGACCATCCAGAAGGTCGCCGCTGCTTTACCCCCTCTGAGCAGCGGCGACCGGTGGCGGGAGGCAGAGGTTTCCATGATCCAGTATCGCACCAAGCAAGAGGCCACGACGGCGCGCATCGCCGCCCAGCCACGTTGCCGTCAGTCGCTCGTCGAGCGCATGGCAGAAGACATCCGGGAAATCGGTGGCGCGGGCCTGCCGGTAACCGAGCAGGATTGGTCACAGCGCGGATACTCGCCTGAGATCGTTGCCCGCTTCGCCCCTCAGGCCCAGGCTGAAGCGCGCCGCCGCTTTGTACGCCAGACGGCAGAGGATGCACGGGCATGAACGCCTTTACCCCCTTCGCTCCCCCCCGCGTCGATCTCGGCACCTTCGTCAAGCCTAAGCCTCTGGATCTTACGCCTGAATTCTTGATGATCGAACTCGGTTCGCTGCTGATCACGCTCGGATGCCTGACGGCCATGGTTGTCGCGAGGTTATTGTGATGACCGGCAATCTTTCTCTCGCCATCATGACCGGTCTTTGCGCAGTGCAAAGCATAATTCTGGTGTTGGCCTGGCTGAATACGCGACGCTTGCACCGGGAATCCACGGCCGAGATCCGCGCCGCGGTCAACTTTGCCGTCCAAATGCCTTGGTCGCGCGAGGGCATTTTGTTCCTCCGCGCCTTCGACGAGGGCGATGCGGCGCACATCGAGCGCCGCTACCCCGACTGGTATAACTTTCGCACGGCCTTTCTGCTCGCCGATCGCGAGGTGCTGTGATGGGCGAAGTCTTATCGTTTCCAGCGGCAAGCCGTCGCGTTCGCATCGTCGAGCATGAGTGCCGCGACTTTCTCGACAGCCAGCTCGCCGGCGCAGCCGTCGCACTCCATCTGGCCTCCGGCGCCATTATCGATGCCGGAAACTTGGTGCGCGAAGGCAGGCAGCCTGGCCCACGCCACGCCATCAATTCCGGCCAGGCGCTGGAAGCGGCGCTGCAGGCTGTCGTCCACCTGATCAATATTCGTAGCAAGACAACCGATCGCCCCGTGTTCCAGGCCGCGATCGCATGGTTTGCTGCCAGTGCGGGAGAGACCCCCGATGCCGGTTGACCTGACCACTCTCGAAAACCTGGCGTCCGAGTTTGGCGATCGCGGCTTCAAGCTGCCGTTCAAACCGTCCAGGAACGATATCGGGGCCGTCCTCGACAGCGACGGCAATGATATCTTCGTCGTCGACGTCAACAACCAGCCCCCCGATCAGCAGGTGGCCGACGTCGCAGAGCTGATCACCGTATGCGTAAACTACGCTGCGCTTGTCGGCGGCCGCGCCGCTGGACTTGCCGATGACAGAGCGCTTGACCGACAGCGCTACCGTTTCGCACGTCAGGTGAGCGACGAGATCGAGAAGCGCCGCGGCGAATCCATCGGCCCTTGCGAGGCTTGCGGCGGTCCAATTTTCGAAGACGAGAACTGGTACCGCGGACCGACGATCGTCTGTGAGGAATGCGCGCCAACCATCGGCATGTTGCTGACCGACAATGAAGGCTTCGTCGACCTGGTCGACGAGGAGCCCCTTGGCCCCATCAAATGCCGCGCGCTTTACGATGCCCATATAGCCGCCGGAGGAAAGCCGACCGACAGCATGGCCTACCCGGTCAGGACGGAGGGCGAAGCCAATGCCAGCTGACACCGAATTTCGCGTCCATTTCGCCGACGGCCACAAGATCCTCGTCGCGGCCGCGAACGCCATGGCCGCTCGCAAGCTCGCCGAAAAACGGCACGACGCGCACATCACCAAGATCAAGAAGATTGGCGGAGGCACCTCAAATGCAGAAGCGTGACACCATCATTTTCCCACGGCCCGAGCAGATCCTTGCCGACCGGAAGGCTGGCATGACCGTCAAGCAGATGGTCGTAGCCTACGACATTTCGCTCCATCACCTCACGAACTACATGCGAGCCAACGGGTTGACACAGGGCGTCCCTCTGATGGAGCTCGACGACGAGCAGATCACGAAGGATCTGCATGCAGGTCTGAAACTTGCCGACATTGCCGCCAAGTTCGATATTTCGCAGGCCACCCTACACTCGTACATGACGCGCAAGCGGATCCGGACGGCAGACGTTCGTGACGGATATGCGGATCTGCACAACCCAACCAAGATCACATTGCTGCGGAAGGTTTTCGATCCTGAATCCGGCATCACACGAGTGCGCCGCACCAGCCTTGCGCCGGTCTCGCTGCTGATCGCTGCCGCCAAGGACGGACAAGTGAGGGCCGAGGCATGAGCGGTCGGAAAACCATCAACCTTGGCCACCTTCCTGCCAAGTATCTCTGGGCGCTTCAGCCATTTGTCGATTGGCAGAGCAACGCCGGCGACGCCCGCTTTCTGGATGGCAGCATTTTTATCGAACCTGCGAGACAAGGTGGCGCCTATATCGGCGCGGTCTGCGGCGTCGCGATGGCAGTGCTCTACGAGAAGGACGCGAAGATCTCGGCGCCCGTCACGCTGGCTGTGCCCGATGCGGCATTCGAGATAGCACGCGGGCCAACGCCGGTTCGCATGTTCTTTGAGAACGAAGCATACCGGCCACCTATGCCGGAATGGATGCAGCCCGATGACGTGTTCGTCAGCGATGCCGGGATGTTCATCACCACCAAAATGCGTCACCCGCATTGGTCGGATGAGCACGGTGAGTTTCACCCATGCCTGTTTCAGCGAATTGCTGCCGGGCACATGCACACGGTCGGCCTCGATTACAAAATGACACCAGGCGCGCCGGGTGATTGGCGACGGGCAATCGAGGCTTGGCGCACCGGCGACGCCGCGACAAACGGCATCACCAACTTTGCACCTGAGATTGGCGGCCTTTTCACCCGGCTGCACCAGCTCTTCATCGAAGACGACAAATCCATCCCGGCTGTCTGGCACACCGCGCGCGAAGGAAAAGATGGCATGTCGTCCGGGATCGTCGTGACGATCGAGAAACATCCTGAATTTCTCGGCATGTTCATGCCCATGAAACGCAGCACGCCGCACGACGTGCCGGCGCATTTCTTCGACCGCATGGAGCTGCATCAGGCGCCGGAGATGAAGCAATGACAATCGTCAGGCACGAAGGCAAACAGCAGATCACTTGCGACAGCTGCCCCAGCTCGCACCGCAAGATTTATGATGTCCAGGACTTCGACATCATGCTCGACGACATCAAGGCGGACGGTTGGCGCGTCGTCCTTCGCGCCGGCGCGTGGACCCATATTTGCTCGTCGTGCGTCCACCAAAGGTCTACGGGGTCGCTGCTATGACGCGCCCTGCCCGCCTTCGTCTGTCCCGCGCCAGAGGTTTTGATCTGCAGGCGGTGTCGATCGCCACCAATGACCTCCCTGCCGTGAACGTTGCACGTCCGTCGCGATGGGGAAATCCCGTCACCCGGGAGGACTTTGACCTGGTCAACAACGTTCTGCGGCATTCAGGCATAGAGCCCCTGCGCGGCACGTGGCAGGAACATGCAGTCAAATGCTTTGAGGGCTGGATCGGCGGCGCGATCCCCGAGATGGGTGAACCGCCGACCGTCGAAATGATCACAACCGAGTTGCGCGGCAAAAACCTTGCATGCTGGTGCGCCCCAAGCGATCCCTGCCACGCCGACGTGCTGATCGCCCTGGCGAATGGCCCGCGCTGTGACGAGGTGCCGGCATGAGCGGCATACAGCGCATCGACGGCCGGGAAAAGCTGCAACAGATCCGTAAGCGCCACGATCGCGCCAACCCGGCGCAGATCGTTTACGGCCCCGAGGGCATGCAGCTTGCGGTGATCAGCGATGAAGGCATCGACCCGATCTTCACGTTCGCTCTCACGACCGCCCAGGACGACAAGGATTTTCACGGCAGTTCGCACGAAGATATGGGCTTCGTGCTGCGCCAGCTCGTCAGGCTGATGGACCGGATCGAGCAGCTTTATCAGAAATACCCGGACGAACGGCCGACCCCACCAGTTGACCCTAAAGACTTCACGACCGAATGCGCGATGCTCTGCAACGACCAGGCATTTCGTCGTTTTTTGATTGAGCAAAAAGGCATGACCGACGCGCCGGATACGGAGCGCGTCGTCACATATCTGCGCAAGATCTTGAACATCGTGTCGCGCACCGAACTGAACACCGACAAGGCCGCCGGCCAGCGCTGGCAGGATCTCCGAAAAGATTTCAAACAGTGGAGCAGATCATGACACGAATTCAAGTTGCCGTGTCCACCAGCCCCGTTCCGGGCATTCCGACGCGTTCGTTCGAAACGACAGTCGACGCGAAGTTCACCACGCCAGAAAGCGCGGCGGATCTGCTGCGCAGCATCGGGGAGAAGATTGAGGAGTTTTCGGGCGTCGCCATCAACACGCACCGACCAGTTAAGCCGTCGCCGGAAAACCAAGCCAGAACCGGAAAGACGGCTAGGGGAGAGGATCGTCACCTCTCCCCGCCACCCTTGACGGCTGCCATCGCGCCGATCGCCAAGATCGTTCGCGCGGTGGCCGATGACAAACAAGGTTTCGTGGGCGAATATCTTAACGGAGGCCCCATGCCGGTGGGCACTCTGCTTTTCACCCCCTCACCCGAAACAATTTTGAGCGGTGACGAGACATTGCGCCATCAGAAACGCGTATTCGATATCCTCGCAGAAGAGGGCGGCGGAACGTGGGCCGCGTACATGATGATGGAGATCGAGGCTGCATTCCCAACCACGCCTGTATTAAACAGCCGCTACCAGCAATTCGGCCAAAAAATACAAGACGATCGATGGCCTGAACCCAATGAGGTAGCCCAGACCTCCACCGAATTGAAAGAAAAGCATTGCGCCGAGCCAATCTCCCAGCGCAAATCCGAGCCATCCGCCGCTAATAATCCCAACGACGGTCATGACAATAGTAAAGACGGCTTGAAGCTTGCCCATAATGAAGAAGATGTGTGTGAGACATCAGTCGTGCAAGATGGAGACGGCCCAACACCCGAACTAAAAGATAGAGTGGAGCCAAGCCACGGCTTTGGTGTCGGTGATCGTGAATGACCGGCGCAAATATTTCATTGATGCCTCCAGAGGAGGCCGCTCGTCGGCTCGGCATCTCGGTCAAGCAGTTGCGGGACTTGACCGACGAGGGTCTTTTGAGATGGATTAACATCGGCCTTGGCAAAAAACGCGCCACCAGGCGCTACACAGAAGCCGATCTAGAAGCCTTTATCACGGAGCGCGCCGTTAAATGTCGGTCTACAAGAGAGCCGCACAAGCCACCTACTCCTACGACTTCCAGCTACAGGGTCGTCGATTTTCAGGGGATACTGGCGCAACGACAAAACGCGAAGCAGAGCGCGTCCAAGTCGAGCGCAAGGAAGCCGCCCGCGCCCAGATCCTGAGCGAGGCGGCCTTCTTTGCCGACGAGATGACGTTCGAAATCGCAGCCTCGCGCTGGTGGCTTGAGGTCGGCGTCCATAATAAGAATTCGGAAACCACCCTGAAAAATCTAGAATGGCTGAAAAGGCACGTTGGCGCGACAACACATCTGACGGCAGTTACCGATTCCATTGTCGCCAGCCTGGTCGCCAGACGGCGCGGCGAGCGAGTGAAGGGGCGGGAAAAAGCTAATTTCGTATCGCCCGCGACCGTCAACCGCACATGCACCCAGCCCCTGCGCGAAATCATCACCAGGGCAAAAAAGATCTGGAAGGTGTCAGTCGCGGATATAGATTTCGGCCGCCACATGCTGAAGGAGCCGCAAGAGCGGGTGCGTGAAGCATCCCTCGATGAAGAGTCCGCCATCATGGGCAAGCTGGCGCGCGGCTACGATGTTGCCGTAAATTTTGCGTTCCTATCGGGTTGCCGGCGGATGGAAATACTTGGCCTTCGATGGACGGACATCGATTTCTTTTCGCGGCGTTTCACCGTAACCGGCAAAGGCGACAAGATCCGCACCCTGCCGATGTCGGATGCGATTTATGAGCTGCTTTGGGCCGAGCGCTCACACCATGCGGATATCGTTTTCACATATGAGGCAAAGACCACACGCAAGGATATCAAGATCGTGCGCGGCCGGCGTTACCCTTTGACGGAATCAGGGCTGAAGAGCGCGATGCGCCGGGCAGTTCCTAATGCAGGGATCACCAATTTCCGCTTCCACGACACCCGCCACACAGCCGCCACCCGCATCCTACGTGCATCGAACTTGCGTGTGGCGCAGGTCGTGCTTGGACACTCGGATATCAAGACGACGACGAAGTATGCCCACGCAATGGACCAAGACATCAGGGACGCGTTGAACGCTGCATCGAGTACCACGAAAAATCCCACGACCGAGGCCGAGCGAACATCTAACATATTGGGGAAGAAAGAAGATTTGGGCTGA